GTCAATTTCAGCTTTTGATGCTGCTGGTTCCGCATCGGCTGTTCAGACTAATCTCACGGCTGAAGTGTCCCGCGCTATTGCGGCAGAAGCGACCAAAGCGAATATCTCCTCACTCGCTCCGGTTGCAACATCTGGCTCTTACAACGATCTTTCGAACAAACCGACTCTCGGGACGGCTGCTGCCCAGCCCGTTTCTGCGTTCGATGCTGCGGGTTCTGCGACGGCGGTCCAAACGAATTTGACCGCTGAGATTTTGACACGTTCAACCGCCGATTCTTTGGCACTTCAGAAATCGAGCAATCTCTCGGACCTCGCGAGTGTGACTACGGCCAAGGCAAATCTAGGATTGTCCACGGTTGCAACATCCGGTTCCTATTCAGACCTTAGCAACAAGCCCACGATTCCCGCATCGCAAGTCAGTTCTGACTGGAATGCTTCAACGGGCGTGGCTCAGATTCTCAACAAGCCAACACTGGGAACCGCTGCTGCTCAGGCCACGACAGCCTTTGATGCTGCTGGCACAGCTGCAACGGTGCAGACAAACCTGACAGCGGAAGTCACTCGCGCTACCACAGCGGAGGGTTTGTTAGTTCCTCAGACAACGAAAGTTAATGGCCACGCGCTATCGACCAACGTGGTCGTGTCCGCTTCCGATCTAACCACCGGAACACTGCCTCACGCGCAATTGCCAACTCTGTTGGCTGCGGACATTCCGGCATTGCCTTACGATGCCAGCGGAGCAGCGGCAACAGTTCAAACCAATCTGACTGCTGAGATTTCACGCGCCACAGCCGCCGAAGCTTTGAAAGCCAACACCGCATCTTTGGCAACGGTAGCCACGTCGGGCAGCTATGCCGACCTGACGAACCAACCGAGCATTCCGGCGGCGCAAGTGCAGAGTGATTGGAATGCCAGTTCTGGTATGGGCGTCATCCTTAATAAGCCCACCATCCCGACCGTCCCAGTCAGCAGTGTTGCGGGTAAAACCGGAGCAGTGGCGTTGGTTGAATCTGACATTGCAAACCTGACAACCGACCTAGCAGCCACAGAGAAATCCGCCAACAAAGGTGTGGCCAATGGCTATGCCTCGCTAGACGCGACGATCCATATTCCCATGGCACAACTTCCTGCTTCAGTGCAGGGAGCCATGAGTTATGTCGGTGTGTGGAATGCTTCTACGAACTCACCAGCCATCGTCAGCGGTACTGGAAATAAAGGTGCGTTCTACAAAGTCTCGGTTGCCGGAAATGCCACGATTGACGCCAACACCAACTGGCATGTTGGCGACCTCATCATTTATGACGGAACGGTCTGGGACAAGGTTGACAACTACGAAGCTGTCACCAGCGTTGCAGGTCGAACTGGAGCAGTCACACTTTCAGCCTCAGATATCAGCGGTCTTACGGCATCAGCTACCACTGACACGACTAACGCAACCAACATCTCTAGTGGCACCCTGAGTCTCGCAAGAATTCCAACAATTCCGGCTACACAGACGAGCGGATTCGCCACGGTCGCCACGGCTGGAACATACAGCAGCTTGACGGGCACACCCACACTCGGCGGTGCCGCTGCTCTTAATGTTGGCACGGCTACTGGAACGGTTGCGGCTGGTAATGACTCACGAATTGTGGCGGCTGTCCCAAACACCGTCACCGTCAACGGCCATGCACTATCTTCCAACGTCGTTGTATCGGCATCGGACATTACAACGGGCACGCTTCCTCACGCTCAACTCCCGGCTCTGGTCAGTGCTGACATCCCGGCGAACGCCTCAAATACCACGGGAACAGCTTCCAATCTATCTGGAACCCCAGCGTTACCGAACGGAACCACCGCTACTACTCAGACAGCTGGGGACGCAACGACCAAACTCGCTACTGACGCCTTCGTATCAACAGCAGTATCGGCAGAAGCTACCGCACGAGCCAACGCGGACTCCCTGTTGCTATCAATCACCACAGCGGCCAGCACATATGCGCCGCTTTCTGGAACTGCATCTGGCCTGACGGCAGGAAACGCCACCAACTGGGGTTCGTATGGTGGTGTCCCCGCTGCTGGAACCAGTGGAGGCACCGCCAATTCCATCATCCGCTCGGACGCCAACGGCTACACGTACTTCTACTACATCAACAGCACTTGCCCCAACAGTGAAAACGCAGCCGTCGGACAGGTGATTACAACCAATGGTTCGGATAACTACTTCCGAAAATCATCCATCGGCTCCTTCACGACCTACTTAAGTGGAACAGCCGCAAGTCTGACGGCTGGTGCCGCGAATACTCTTCACTCAACCGCTGGTAACGGAACCTATAACTGGTCTGGTCAGGGTGGTCAGCCCTCTTGGCTGTGGGGCAGTAACGACGGCACCAACTTCTACGTTTGGAACCCATCGAACTTCAGCGTCAACTATGCCAACAGTGCTGGTACTGCCACAACCTGTAATTCATGGAATGCCGCCTCAAGCATAGCGACCAACGGCTACCAGAAACTTTCCAACGGTCTAATTATCCAGTGGGGCTTCTGTAACGGCACATCAACAGCCAGCCAGCTTGTCTATTTTCCGGTTGCCTTTCCAACGGCATGTTGCAGTGTTCAGAACACCCTCTACACAGGTGCTTTACAAAGCCGTTCAGGTGGCGATAACAACGACACGGTATGCAGCGTTTCGCTGTCATATTTCTATCTTCGCACTGACGGTATCCCTACGCAGGGTGGCTATTGGCTAGCCATCGGGTACTAGGAAAACATCCTCATGATTTATGCAAAGTATGACAAAACAACCGGACAGGTTCTCGGCCACTACACTCCCGATATTCATCCGGCGCTATTTGATGCCAACGAAAGTCCGCTGGCCGATGATTTGGTTGCCCTCACACCCGAGCAGCATCAACGGTCAATATACGGTGGAATCCAAATCGTCTCAGGCGTTCCGACCGATTACGTTTACCAACCTTCCATCGAGGAACTGAGAGCAGTGAAACTCGGCTGGGTTGATAGCCAAGTAGCGGAGCATATCACCGCAGGATTCATCAGTTCCGCATCTGGAGTCACGGCAACTTACGACAGCGAGGAAGTTGACCAGGACAATATCAAGACTCTGTATATCGCCTCACAAGACCCAAGTTTTGGGGCTATCCCCGTTCGCGCCGTTGTCAGTGGGCAGACTGCCAAATCCGTTCTAATGCATACCCCAGCCCAGTTGCAAACGCTAGTGAGTGACATGGCTCGCCATATCAGCACGTGCAAAATGCGCGGTTGGTCGCTTCAGTCAGCGGTCGCACAGGCTTCGAGCGCTTTGGAACTTGATTCACTAGCTTGGGATGAGGAGTAGGCATGGCGGGTTGGGGACAGTTTGTTTGGGGTTCGGGTGGCTGGGGAACTGGTGTTCCACTGCACTCACCGATACTCACGCCCTGCGCGAGCGTTGTAAGCACAGTGACTTTTCTCTCGCCCACGGTTCGCCCCAAGGTGAGCTTGGGCTCGCTCACCGCCAACAGCACGGTAAAGGTCAGCGGCATAACGATTCAGCCAACCGTGACTTTGGGTGCTGTGACTTCCTATCCAACAATTTCGCTCAGACAGGTATTCATCAATGACTAAGCTCATTATCTACACGGGCAACACGACCGAGGTTCGCTTCGCTGGCATTCAGAACTCCGACACCCTTGATTTCATCACGGGTTGCACCCTCACTTGCTCCCTCTACTCCCCAGCAGGTGTGGCAATCACCGGAGCAACCAATCTACAGATGACCGATGTTACGGGAATCCCCGGCACGGTCAATTGCTTTATCCCCGGCTCCGTCGTTCCGCCCGAGGGCAAGTATTACATCACGTTCGATGGAGCCACGCCATCCGGCGACACGTTCTCTTGGTACCAGCCTGTGGAAGTCCGCACCCGCCAGTCATAAGGAGTCGATGAGAAATTATCCTGTCATCGCAACGAAGTACGCGCAAGACGTTGTGAATGGCAAGATCCCAGTGTGCAAGTGGGTACGGTTGGCGTGTTCGAAGTTTCTCGCCGATCTTGAGAAGGAGTCAGAGCCCGAGTATCCATACTGCTTCAACAAGGCAAAAGCGACTAGGGTGTGTCGGTTCATTGAGGCCATGCCACACGTCGTTGACGACTTCAAGAATCGAGCGGCCAAGTCCGAGAAGATCGTACTGCTTCCGTGGCAAGTCTTCATCTTCGTAAATCTGTTCGGGTTCGTATCCAAGGCAACTGGCCTTCGCCGCTTCCGTGAAGCCTACATCACAATTCCAAAAAAGAACGGCAAGAGCACCATCATGGCTGGGCTTGCTCTGTACATGCTAATCGCCGATGGCGAAATGTCAGCGAATGTGAAGCTGGGCGCAACGGGCATAAAGCACGTCTCTGAAACTCTCTTTCAGCCAGCCAAGAACATGATTCAGCGTTCGCCAGCATTGAAGGCAAAAGTGGGCGTTCAGGTAAATGCAAACAGCATTGTAGTCCCCGGCACTGGCTCAAAGCTGGAATGCGTTATTGGTGATCCCGGCGATGGTCCTTCCATTAGCTGCGGCATCATGGATGAAAGTCATGAACTAACGACGGCTGCTCTCTACGACAAATTCAAAACCGGAACCATTGCCCGTTCCCAACCCCTTGTCATTTCGATCACCACCGCTGGGTTTGATCTTTCTGCGCCCTGCTACAACATTCAACTGCAAGCTCAGCAAGTGCTTGAGGGGACGTTTCAAGATGATCAACTATTCGCGCTGATATACACGCTTGATGAGGGAGACGACTGGACTACAGAGGAAGCGTTAATAAAAACAAATCCAAACTATGGAGTCAGTGTTAACGCCGAAACCATTCGACACGACCAGCTTATCGCCGTGCAGGATTCGTCGAAACAGAACACGTTCAAAACGAAGAACCTAAACATCTGGTGTAACGCCTCATCCGCATGGATGAACATGGAAAAGTGGGCTGCTTGCGGGGATGCCTCACTCAATCCCGAGGACTTCAAAGATTGCGAATGCTTTGTGGGCATGGACTTGGCCAGCAAGAATGATGTTGCCGCGCTGGTGAAAGTATTCCGAAAAGTCATAGATGGAAAAACGCACTACTTTGCCTTCCCGCGCTTTTACCTGCCTTCAGCCCGGACCAACGACCCTGATAAGCAGCACTACCAGAAATGGGTTCACGACGGTCTATTGACCGCGACCGAAGGCGGCGAAATCGATTTCGAAACAATTCGGCGAGACCTCGTAGCCGACTCTAAAACATTCAACATTAAGGAATTGGCTTACGACCCGGCGAACGCCACAGATTTCACCCAGCAGTACTGTCTGGAAACATCCGGCGTGCGTACAGAAATTCCGCAGCGTGTGCAGTACCTCAGCGAGCCAATGAAGTGGCTGGAGGCAAAGGTCAACAGTGGGTGCTATCACCACGATGCAAACGAAATGATGACTTGGATGATGAGCAATGTTGTAGCTCATCCCGACGCCAACGACAATTTCTATCCCCGCAAGGCAAGATTCGAAAACAAAATCGACGGCGTAGTGGCAACGCTATGCGCTCTCAATCGTGCGCTTGCGGTTCCAGAGGCCCAGCCCGTTATGAAGTACCAAAGAATTCAGCTGTTCTAACCACGAAGGAAAATCATGTCCATCAAGTCACGCATCATGTCATTTCTAGGTTCCGGCGAGACACGCTCCAATCCCTTGGAGAACCCATCTATGTCTCTATCTGCTGGACTCCTACAACTCGGCCTCGGGAACTATACAGACAGCAATGAAAATGTCACTGAGCAAACCTCACTTCAAGTCCCCACCGTACTGGCTTGCGTGCGGATTCTCAGCGAAGGCGTTGGGTCCATTCCGTTCCGCGTTTATGAGGAACTCCAGCGTGGCCGTTGTCCCGCAAAAGATCACTATCTGTATTACCTGCTCACTCAGGAGCCAAACCCTGAAATGACAGCTGTAACGTTCCTCTCCACGCTGATGACTCATGCTGCGCTGTGGCAGAACGCTTATGCCGAAGTCGAACGTGACAACAATGGACGTGCGGTTGCCCTCTGGCCCCGTATGCCATGGCGCACAAAGCCTGACCGCGTAGCTGGACGACTGGTGTTCAAAACCACAGATACGCCGAATGGTGTTGAGCGAGTTATTGACGCTCAGAACATGCTGCACATCGTTGGTTTTACCTTGGATGCTCTCACCGGAAGCTCGCTGATTGCCCACGCTCGGCAGAGCATTGGCCTTGCAATGGTCGCTGCACGCTTTGGCGCTCGCTACTATGCCAACGGTGCTCGCCCCGGATTCTTCCTTCAGCCTGAGGCTCCCCTGTCACCAGAAGATATGACGCTGCTTCGCCAGGACGTTGAGATGCTTTCCAGTGGCGCGAACGTTCACCGCGTTGCGGCCATCCCAGCCAACATCAAGGTCACGGACATCAAGATTGACCCTGCTCAGTCTGAATACATTGCGACTCGTAAGTTTGAACGCGAGGAAATCGCGGCGTCCTTCCGTGTTCCCGGCTATATGGTCGGCGCAAGCGAAAAGACACTCAAGGCCACGATTGAAGCTCAGAACATGGAGTTCCTCACCTACTCGCTGCGTCCGTGGATCGAACGCTTTGAGCAGGAGTTCCAGCGCAAGTTGCTCCCGCCCATTGGTCGTGCTTCAGGAAAATACACTCTCCACTTCTATGTTGACGCCTTGTTGAGCGTTGACAAGTCCACTCGCTTCGCTTGCTACACCCAAGCCAGAACTGGCGGCTGGATGTCTGCGAACGATATCCGCGAAGCGGAAGGTGAACAGCCCATCGTTGGTGGTGATGAGTACCTCGTCCCGCTCAATACTCAGAATGCCTCTACGGACGTTGAACCTGTAGAAACCGATGATGAGCCAAGCTCGGATGAGTCTGTTGAACCCGTAAGGGCATCACGCGCCAAAGACCTTTATGGACCAATCTTTAGCGATGCTTTCACCCGACTTCAACACCGCAGTAAGAAGGATTTGGCGAGCGTTACTCAGGCATTGACTCCGGCAATTACCTCATTAGGCGCGTATTTCAGAACCACCACCACGGCTGGAACTGCCGAGATTTTGGCCGTCGAAAAGTATCTCAAAGGTCTGGAAGGCCGTGCGGCCAAGCTGACCGGAGATGTTGCCGTCAGTGAATTAGATCGTGTTTTGAAGTCCATCGTTTTCGCTGTCGCTACAGATGCAGCCGAAGCCCACGCAAGAAAGGTCATAAATGAGTAAGGAACTTAGAGCACTCCACTGCAAAGAACTGCGAGTTGCAAAGGCTGAGGATGGTACTCGTACTATCTCCGGCGTTGTAACCTACAACACACCCAGCCTCGATCTTGGCGGGTTCACTGAGATTCTCACTCCCGGCTGTTTCGCTGGTTCCATCGCTGGTGATGTTCTGTTGCTCCGTGACCACATTCCTACACTGCTAATGGGGCGCACGAAGAGCGGAACGCTCACGCTGTCGGACTCGGCTGATGGTCTGCACTTCACAGGCAAGCTGCCTAATACGACCGCTGCGGCTGATCTAGCCGAGAGCATTGATCGTCAGGACTTGGATGGCGTTTCGTTTGGCTTCGTTTGCAACGATGACGATTGGGTTGTCACCCCAGATGGCAATGTCATCCGCAACGTCATTGAGGCTGAGTTGCTTGAGATTTCACCTTGCAGCTTCGCCGCGTATCCAGCCAACACCGTAAGCGTTCGTTCCTGCCCACAGGATATGAAAGCCAAACTCACGGTGCCAGCAGAACTTCGCACCGCTGAATCGGCTTCAGACGATTGCACCTGTCAATGCCAATCGTGCCTAGACGGTGATTGCGCCAATTGCTCGGATGATCCTTGCGATTGCGACGGATGCACATGCAATGAATATCGCTGCATGGTAATGAAACTGAGACTTGCCAACCTGATGTAAGGAGGCGGTCCACGTTATCTACTTCAGACCCAGCCCAACGGCTGGGTTTGTTGTTTCTGCAAGAATAATTTCCCCATCCTCACTTCGACCCCACGCCTCTTGTTGTAGCTACCGTCTGCCACATGCCTCAGTGCGTCCCTTGAGTGGGAAAGTGTGATCACCTAACTACCTTGCCAACAAGAGTTATCCCCGCCGGATTCCACTCATGTAGGCACCTATCGCTCGGTCACGAGCGCCAAATCCCCACCAATAGGTGTCATTCTTATGACCGCTCAAGAACTACGCGCAATGCGCGCGAAGCTTATGGCCGATGCTCAGGCCGTTATTCCAGAAGACGGTAAGATCACGTCTGAAATCCGTACCAAATATGAAGCCATGCTCAAGGACGCCGACAACATGGCGTTCGTCATCGCTTCCCTCGAAACCGAAGAGCGTTCTGCTCTTGAAGCGCGTGGCAAAAATCTTCAGCTTCCGCAGGTTGGCGAGCACTCCGCTTCCAATCCCGAAGCTCGTAACAGCGAAATCCGTTCCTCACTCGCAAACTTCCTTCGCACTGGTCAGGTTGAAACCCGCGATCTCACTGCGGCTGGCTCTGGCATTTTGATTCCCCAGCTGTTCAATCCTTCGATCTACGAAGCGAAGAAGAGTTACGGCGAACTGGCCAATATCGTCACGACCATGAAAACTGAGGGTGGAAACCCGATGAAGTTGGTCTATGACAACGATACGGCCAACGGTCTGGTTTCTGTTGTTTCTGGCACCGATGTCAGCGAAGCCGATCCTACGACTTCCAGCGCAACCCTGTCGGTGGATAACTTCTCCACTGGTGTCGTAAAGGTTGATATGGCGCTGTTGCAGGATGCGGGATTCGATGTTGAATCTTGGATTCGTGAAAAGTTTGCAACCCGCTTCTATCGCGGACTCGCCAACAACATCTACAGCGGCAACGCTGGAGCCGTCGGCTCACTGGCAACTGCTTACAACGCTATCGGCGCTGGCGTCGGTATCACGACTGCTACGACCGCCACTTTGGCCTTCCCTGACTTTGGCTCTGCTCTGGCTCAGCTTGATCCTGCCTACCAGACCAACGCCATCTGGACCGTCAGCAACGCCACACTCGCACTGCTTTCCAGCATGGTTGATAACAACCAGCGTCCGTTGTTTATCCCCTATAACGATGGTGGAGCTTCTGGGTTCATCGGCACCATCCTTGGTAAGCCTGTGAAGTTGGTCACCCAGATGCCAGCTGTGGCAACTGGAAACTTCCCAGTATTGTTCGGCGACTTCAAGGCTGGCTACACCCTGCGTCAGCAAGGTGAAGGTCTTGGAATTCTCCGCCTGAACGAGCGCTACGCTGCTGGCTTCGAAGTTGGTTTCGTTGGATTCTGCCGCCTCGGTGGAGTTGCTACCAACTACGGTGTCTCGCCAATCGTGGCAATCAAGATCAAGTAACCAACCGGGAGCCTCAGCGATGGGGCTCCCACCAATCCAACCATGACAATTCAAGTCCTCAGATCGTTTATCTCCTCAGACGTTCTCTACACTCCCGGCGTTGAGACGGAAGTAGAGGATGCCCTCGCTACCGACTGGATTGCTGCTGGCCTTGCCGCTCCAGTGAACCCCGAAAGCTAAGATGCCAATTTCTCTTCAGCGTGCAAGTGTCACCGGAACCGAGCCAGTAACGCTCGATGAGATGAAGAACCACTTGCGCGTGGATTTTGACGACGACGACGATTTGATTACGGCGCTCATCGTAGCTGCGCGTGAACGTGCCGAGACGATTACAGGCCGCACGATTACAGCTTCAAGTTGGGTCTATTACCTCGATTCATTTCCGTATGAGTGGTACACGCAACATGCTCCTGCCCGTAGCAACATCACCGCAGTAATGGAGTGGTGGGCCAACTCTCAGTTGATCATCCTGCCAAAAGCACCAGTACTGGCTGTCACTAGCGTTGCCTATCTGCAAGACGGCTCTGGAACCTACACCACACTGGACCCGAGCCAATACACGGTAGACACCGTGAGCAAGCCCTGTGTGCTCTATCCGAGTAGCAACTTCTATTGGCCGAATGTTTGGGCCGTCCACAACGCAGTAAAGATTTCATTCACCGCTGGATACAGTGACGCAAATCCTGTCCCGGAGGGAATAAAGGTCGCCATCAGGATGATGGTCGGGTACTGGTACGAAAACCGTGAAGACTCCGGGGACGTGCCCAAGGTTGCTGAATATCTGCTGTCCTCTCACAAGATTCAGTCTTGCGGATACACAGGGAGATAACGATGGACATCGGCTCCCTACGACACAAGGTTCAGTTGCAACGCCCTTCGATCACTCAGGACTCGGTAGGACAACCCACTAACACCTGGACAACCTACTACACCAGCCGCGCCAAGATCGACATCCTCAAGGGTCAACTTCTCTACCAGACTGCGGAATTCATTAACAAGAATTCCTACCAAATCACCATGCGCTTTCCGGTTGGCATTCTGATTTCGGCAGCTGACCGCGTTGTCTTCAACGATCAGGTCTATGTGATTCAGTCTGTGATCAATGTCGAACAGCGCAACCGCGAACTGCGACTCCTTTGCTACGTGTTGAACGATATCGAGTAAATCATGGCCGACACCATCACTATGGAAATCCTGACCGCTGACTGTGACGCGAAGCTTAAAGCGATGGGCGAACGCATGGCTGCTAAAGCCTTGAAGAATGCCCTCACAGCTGCTGGCTTGGTTTTCAAAGATGCGTTAATCGCCGCTGCTCCAGAACGTACTGACGATCTTTCCGGCGGAAATGCGCTGCCTCCCGGTGCTCTTAAAGAGGATATCGGTGGCGATGTGCTCATGCGCCCAGAAAAAGAGTTTGGAATTGTTCGGGTCGGTCCATCCAAGTTGACCGAGTATGTCGCCCGTTGGCTGGAACAAGGCCACGACATTAAGACCCACGGGAAGAGTCGCTCTGGCCGCACGGTCATAGGACACGTTCCCCCACACAAGTTCATGGCCCCAGCGTTTGATGCGTCTTCCCAGCAAGCTTTGGACGTCTTCACTGAAAGCATCATGGGCGCGGTTGCAGCGGAGGAATCAGCGGAATGATTCAGGCTGACATCTTCACTCTTCTCGGCACTAACAGCGCTCTGACTGCTCTTGTAGGAACCAACGTTTATCCGGTTGTGTTGCCTACAGGTTCAGCGCTTCCAGCTATCACCTATTCGATCACGAGCAACGTCACCAATGGTGGCTACAGCTTGGATATGGCGTGGAGTAGTCGTATTCGCCTGACGATAGACGTGTTCTCAACGACCTATCTCGAATGCAACAACATCGTCGCCGCAGTTCACTCCGTGCTGGATGGCTACTCAGACGAAACCATTCAACTCATCACCCCTGAAAACGAACAGGACTTCTATATGTCGAATGCCCTGATCTACAGGACCTCTCTGGACTTCTATCTCTATCAATAAGGACAACGCATTATGGCTTCAAAATCAGCAGTAGGTAAGGGCACAATTCTGTCCATCGGCAGTGGTGGTGGTTCAGAAACATTCACGGCTGTTGCCGAAGTAACCGATATCAAGGGTCTCAGCTACAAAATGGGATCGGTTGATTCCACCTCTCTGGACTCGACCAACAGCGAAGTCATCGCCACTCTGCCGGATTATGGCGAAGTCAGCATGACAGGCAAGATGCTTCCGCTTGATCCGGGACAGTTGTCCATCGCTTCGACATTTGCAGCGGGAACCATGCGCGACTTCACTCTTCAACTTCCCAAAGCTGGTGGTCAGGCCACGACTGGTGACAAGTACGCTTTCACTGGCCTCATCACCGAGTACAGCCCGTTCACCGACGTAAGCCCCACCAAGCCGCTGGAGTTCAGCTTCAAGGTGAAGGTCAACGCTCTTCCCACCAAGACCGCAGGTAGCTAATGTCCAAGAAATCAGTTGCCAATACCACTGCTGATCCAACTCTCCCGAAGGTCAAAGTCACCCTCGGGGGAGCGGACTACTTCCTGTGCTACGACTTCAATGCTTTGGCGGTGGCTGAAAGCCTCACCGGAATCAACATGCTGCAAGCGATGAGCTTCGAGGGCGTTGGTGCCGTGAAGTTACGCGCACTGCTTTTCGCAGCGTTGCTCAAGTTGCAGCCTGACATGACGCTTGAAAAGGCCGGAAGTCTTATGCCACTTCAGGCGAAGTCTGTTGACCTCATGAAGGCTCTCGTTGACACCTACATCGGCGCGACCAACGTCGATGGAATTGTGGAAGACAAGCCAAACCCTCAGATGCCGGGGGAGTAGCACTCACCTCGGCTGAACTATGGCTGAATCTCTGGGCTGAAGCACGATTCACGCTTCGCCTGACAGATGAAGAGTTCTACTCGCTGACTCCCCGGCAGTTCCACGCTCTTCGCAAATTCCAGAAGTTCGAAACGCAACACCGCGAATTGCTGAATGGCTTGGCGTGTTCCACCACGGCGAACTTCTCCATGGGCGCACCACCGAAACCTCTTCAAGCAAAAGACTTCATGCCTAGCCAGTGGACCGCTGTAGCAACTCCTCGCAAACGCCTCTCACGCAAAGCTGTCGCCAACAAAATCCGGGCACTGTTCGGGTAAGGAATCGTTCATGGCTGTTGCTTCATTATCGGTCAACCTAAAAGCCAACACTGCATCGTTCGTCACTGAAATCAACAAGGCGAACGCAGAAGCCAAGCGTGCAATGCGCGAGGTGCAGGCAGAGGTAAAGGAATCGAATCATTCCCTGGGCTTGATGGGCGAAACGTTTGGCGTACACATTCCCCGTCACATCCGAACCTTTGTTTCTGAACTCCCCGGCGTCTCCAAAGCAATGTCCGCAGCCTTCGATGGCCTTGCCATTCTCATGGTCATCAAGATTCTTGTAGAGGCCGGAACCAAGCTCAAGGAGTTCGCTGAATACCTGCACGAGATGGGCGCTAAGGCAGAGGAAGCCAAACGCCAATCCGCTGAAGCCTTCCAGTCAATCACAAAAGAGATTCAGACTTCCAACGATGAATTGTTGCTGACGGATATTCGTCTCAAGAATGCCATCGCCAAGCTGGAACGCAAGCCGGAAAACAAACTCGCCGAGGCGTTAGCTGAGGCCAATGTTGAGGCGAACAAGCTCTCCAAATCGCTTGAGGATGTTTTCCAAAAAGAACTCGATGTTCTAAAAGGTCAGAACGCTGGAACGTGGGCACAGCTCACTGGAACAGCCAGTAACGAGTCCGTTCAGAAGATGGCGAGCGATTCTAAGCAAGGAATTGCGGACATCTATGAGCGGCACTACGACCTGACTCACAGCGGCTCTGACGATGACAAGCAATACAACCTTGAGGAGCAGAAGAAAGAAGTCTCGGAATTCGTTGGCAAGAAACTTGCGGAAGCGCAAGGCTATCTCGGTTGGGCACAAGGTGAACAGGAAAGATACGACAAGCGCACCACGGAAATAATCCCCAGCAAAACGGGCACCCCGCTGATGGATCACACGGGTGAGATATCTTCCATCAAGTCTCTCATGGGTGTTTTGCGCGGAGAGTCTGACCATCTCGGCCTAGATACCAAAGTTAGCGAGGACAAGGAAAAGCTTGGCTCTCTCAAGGGTGGCAAGGATGCCGCCTCAGAGCAGATGAAGAAGTTCGAAGAGGACCTCGTCAAGCAAGTTAGAGCAGCCTTGGACAAGGGCGAAATCTTCTCCACTTCGCAACAGTCTGAGTTCTGGCACGCAGCCCTAACCAAAGCACTTCCAGTCAATCGCAACGCCATCACGGAAAAGGCAAACAACGCCGACAAAGAGTTGATTGAAAAGACCGCCTCCGTCATGGAGCAACAGCGGGAAGAGGACATCAAGAAAGCTGCTGAAGCCATTAAGAAGCAGGATGAAGCGGCAAAACGGCTGGGCGAAACCTACAACAAAGCTCAGGAAGCTGTAGGCAAGTACAACGCCGAAGTCCTCAAGGGCATGAAGTTCGATGCCGAGATTGCGGCGAAGAACATAGCCTTCAAGGAATCAACGGGCCAGATCAGCGCCCAGGATGCCGCGCAGCAACGCCTCACGCTTCACACCAAGGAATACAACGATGAGATGGCGTTCTTGGAGCAGGAGTCCAAGCTCATCACGGATTGGTATCTCTCCGGAAACCTCACCGATAGCGAAGCCGAGGCCAAGTGGGGAGCCAATCAGCTTCAGCAAAAACAGGTCAAGGGCAACTATGGCGTTCAGCACAATGCAGATGAAAAATCTGCCGAGGGTGCCGTCGCCCAGTTCTGGGACACCGTTGTTAAAGATGGCCAGAACTCCCAGCAGAAATTAGCCAACGTAATGGTGTCGGCCCAGCAGGGTGTCAATCAGCAAATCTCAGCCCTGATCGAAGGCCAGAAAACCAGTTGGGCGGGACTCTTCAAGAGCATCGGAAACATGCTGATTCAGACCTCACTGCAAATGGCTGAGGGTGGAATCTTCAAATCTCTCGGTGGCTCTCTCCACATCCCCGGCTTTGCTAGTGGTGGTGACCCTGATCCTTACGGCACTTCCATCGTTGGCGAGAATGGCCCCGAGCTATTCACTCCCCGAGGTGTGGCCGGAACCGTTTCACCCAACAGTTCGCTCTCCAAAATCTTCGGTAGCGGCCAGCCAAACATTACCAACCATATCGACGCTAGGGGAACCAACGCTGCTGATGTGGACCGCCGAGTAAGACAAGGCAGCTTGCAAGCCTACCAACAAGCCATTAAAGACAGCCAAACCCAGCACACCGAACACAACGCTAGGGTCCCCGCGCACGCAAGGTCGTAACTCATGAGTGGAACAACTTTACCGGGCAGCGTCACGCTGCCCTATGTCACTTTCAGCGGTTGGCAAATCGTTCCCATGCCAACCACTCCCGCACCGAAAGAGATTGACTTCACGCAGACTGATTCCGTCGGCGAAGTCACCTCGCCATTCACTCTGACAAGTCAGTATCAATATTGGTCTGGTGGTGACTATTGGAAGCTGAATGTATCGCTGCCAAACATGGTGAAGGCCAATGCTGACAAGTGGACTGCATGGTTTGGTGCTCTGCGTGGAAAGACCAACGTATTTCAGATTGGCGACCGCAGTCACGTTTACCCATCCACCTATTCAGCAATTAAGAATCTGTCGCCTGTTACTGATGGACTGAACAACGCCACGAGCATTGTGCTCGCCACTAGAGGCTGGACTCCTAACCTCGTCATCTTCAATCCCGGCGACTACATCCAGATTGGCTATCGCCTTCACCTTGTTGTTGGCACCTTGCCGTACCAAGCTGACGCCAACGGTAAATGTGGGCTTGAATTGTGGCCATCCCTCAGAGAGTCTCCCGCCGATGGAACACCAATCAACTTCGTTAACACGATGGGGTTGTTCCGCCTTCAGGATAACGAGCGCAACTTCTCAGCCGTTTCCACCAAGACTTACGCCCTGTCGTTCAAGGCAGTGGAGGCGCGGTAATGATTCGCACGCTGACCACCTCCATTGTCACTGAACTTCAGGCCGCAATCGTAAGGCCAATCCTTTTGGTTGACATGACATTCGCCGATCACACTTACCACTTCTGGACAGGTGTGGGGCTGCTGACATTCAACAGCAATCAGTACATCGGCACCGCACAACTGGCGAAGATCGAAGGTATCAGCGAAACCGATAAAACGGAAGCAACAGGCGTCTCCATAACGGTGGAGGGTATTGATAGCACCTACATCATGGAAGCCCGCAGCGAACTCCTGTTCTCGGGTAAAGCCAACATCTATCTTGGCTTTCTGGACCCGTACGGAAACGTCATAAGTTCTCCCATCGTTTGCTTCTCTGGATTCATCGACAACTCCGATATCGAATTCGGGACTAAAACAGGCTCGGTCAAATTCAACATTGAAAACCGCATGGCCCAGCTAAACAGGTCGCGTGGTGGCCGCATGACCGATGCCGATCAGCATATGCGCTACCCGAACGACAACTCCCTCCGCTGGTGCTCCTACAACTCCGACAGATCAATCATTTGGAAATAGTTATGACCCTACGCAGAAATGAAGACTGGCCCACCCTGCTTCATGAATACATTCAAAACGCCATTGCACAAACCTTCAGCTGGGGCGAGCACGACTGTTGCTTGCTCATCGCTGATGAAGTGTTGGCTATGACGGGAGTGGACCTTGCAGAGCCGTATCGCGGCAAGTACACGGATGCTGCTTCAGCCGTCGCTCTAATCAACGCCACTTGTGGCGGGAAAACTGCGGTGGACCTTTGGCAGTTTGTCGCTCTGCAAAACGACATCAAGCAATTGCCTTCACCATTATTCGCTCAGCGCGGAGATGTGGTTTCCCTAGAAGACAACACTTTGGGGTTCGTCCACTTGGACGGTAAACACATCGTCTGTTACGGGCAGGATGACAAGCTGCACATCGTTGAACTGGCGACTGGCCTAGTTGCATGGAGGGTCGGCTAATGGCCAAGATTGCCCTCGGAATACTTGAAATCGCAGGTTCAATCGCTTTAGACATTTGGGCTCCTGAAGTTGGCGCATTCCTGACCAATAACACGTTCGCCATGGTCACGGCGTCGATGGTGAAAACAGCGGCTCTTTCGATGGGTGCCATGGGCGCTGGCATGACGATCAACGGAATTTCCGATCTCATGCAGGGTAGTGGTCCTGGCGTTCAAACTTCAGCCAAGTCCAGCAATGCTGCGAGAACCACTATCTATGGTCAGACTAGAGTTGCGGGAAACTGCGTCTATTCGGCCTCCGACCCCAACCACACCTATAACCAAATTCTCGTATGGGCTTCTCATCCGCTGCAATCCATCGACTACATCTACATCGACGGCAAGCAAGTGTACTTGGGTTCTTCGGCGGGTGAAGGCTACAAGGACGACGGCGCAACTCACTACGACGTAGCCGGAATGAAGTACAGCTTCAACGGTAAAGTGTACGTCTGCAATAACACGGGAAGCACCGCTGGTCACTGGTACAGAGATTTGGGCAATGGGCTGAACGGCGTCACTGTAGCCGATACGAACTGGTCCTCATCCTGCACCCTGAACAACATGGCGAGCACCTACGTTGCCTGTCGATATGACGCTAGTACGTTCACTGGTTTTCCAACGGTCAAAGCGAACGTCCACGGCAAGTGCGACATCTACGATCCTCGTCTTGGTAGTCAATTTCTTGCCGATGGCGTGACGCCCAATCCGGCGACTCATATTTACACGAACAATGCCGCCTTGGTCGTTGCCGACTTCATGACCAACAACGATTGTGGCTGCGGAATTGACTGGGCTTCCATGGATATCACTCAGTTGATATCGGCGGCCAATATCTGTGACGAACTTGTTCCACTCGCCGCTGGTGCTGGTGGTGCCAACACTGGTGTTGGTACATGGCAAGCCAACCGTCAGTATTCGCTCGGAAGTCAGATCAGCGTCAACAACTATATTCAGCAAGTCACGAGCACCACTGGCTACTACGGCGTTGGTGTATCCGGCACATCTCAGCCCAGCTTCAAGACGGTCACAGGCCAGAGCGTCTCCGATAATCAGCTAACGTGGTCGTGCCAAGGCGCGGCAACCAGCTGGACCTCAAGTTCGTTGTCTGAACACCGCTACACCATCAATGGCGCAATGCAGTGGAGCGCCACTCCCGGTGAAATCCTCTCCTCAATGTTGGACGCTATGGAAGGCCGCATCACCTACACGGGTGGTCAATTCCAGATATGGCCAGCAGCATGGTATGGATCGACGTTGAAGTTTGACCAAAGCGATATCGTTGACAGCGTTAAGGAAACCAGCAGCCGGAAGTTCCGCGACAAAATCAACTGCGTTCGCTCCACCTTCGTCTGTCCCGCCTATCCGTACTCAGTGAGTGGGTATGACCAGAACCACCCCGATACCTCGATCTACAACGGTTGCTGGCAACCGACCGATGCGCCTGAGTATGCGTGTGACGCACTGCATGGTTACGGCACTGACATTTATATGGCGCAGGACGGTGGCATGAAACTGCCCACCGACAGGCGCTATCAGTTCGTCACCTCGGTCAGCCAAGCGCAGCGGTTGAGCAAAATCTTCCTGATGCGGAATCGCTTTCAGGGAACCTACACACTGAGCATGAATATCAGTGCGTATCAGACCCGTCCGGTGGATGTCATTCAGATGACCTTCCCGGCGTTGAACTGGACGAACAAGCTTCTGGAAGTCAACACCCTGAAGTTCATCCAGAACCAGCAACAGTCAGGTGGCTCGGGAAGCGGCTCACCTTCGCTCTATGTGCAACTTGACGTGTGTGAAACCGACCCCAGCGTTTACGCATGGAGCGTTGCGGAAGAGTTGACGCAAGAGGCTCGGCAGTCACCAGCGTATTGGATGGCTTCGAGTGTTACCGATCCATCGGGCTTGACCCTGCTATCAAATGCGACTACTGCGGTCGTCGGAAGCGATGGCGTATATGCGCCGCGAATCCTAGCCTCGTGGACTCAGCCCACGGACCCGTTCACCGTCACCAGCGGTTCCATGGAAGTGCAGTGGTGGTTTGATGATTCGCCTTCCATCGTTCATTCGTCAGGCACACTGACGGGCAACACGACCTCCTACTACATCACCGGATGCAAGCAGAGTGAAGGTTGTACGGTGCAAATCAGAGCTTCACATCTCAACGGTGCGGTTGGGAACTGGATAACTTAATGGCACACATCGTCACAGACGCTACACAATCTCAACTGAACGCCACCAATGTTTTGTATCCGGGTGGCACAACCGTTGCCTATCTGCAACCCGCGCAGCCGGGAGCAACTCTCGGCGCGACTTGGGGAAGCAATCTAGCGGGACAGCCCCAAGACTTACACAACCTGATTCTCACCCCAACCTTCCAAAGCGGACTGGGAAACTGGAGTGCTCCGGGAACGGTTGCCGTAACCGGGCAGGACTTCACGGCTGCATTGAAATCCACTGCTAGAGATACCGTCGAGAACGGGAACAACTTTCCCGTGGTCTCCGGGCAACGCCTCTATGTCTGCGGATGGATCAATACTTCAGCTTCAACGTTCACAAGCTATATCGGAGTGTGTTTTCATAACGCTGCTGGCGCAATCGTTTACTGGATGACGGGTGCTGGCTTGCCAGCGGGAACTGGTTGGGGATATGTGGGCGCATGGCTCACGGTTCCGGCTGGGGCGATTACAGGAC